TGTGGTTTCATTTTCGTATTGGTGGACGGACTTTCTTGTGCCCCAATAAGATGAAGGGTGAACCAGACCCTATTTGTGATTTCGCTACTACCTGTTGGAATGAGTTTACTAAAACCGGTGATGAGTCATTCAAGGAAATGTTTAAGACAATGGCTCCTACTCTTCGTGTTTATGTTCCTATTGTGGTTCGTGGTCAAGAAGATAAGGGTATTCGTTGGTGGAGTATTTCGCCCCGTACTACTTACAAGGAAGTTCTCAATCACGTTCGTAGTGGTCTACGTCAGAATGTTGACATCACTGACCCGTCCGAAGGTTTGGATTTGATGGTCACTGTTGAGCCAGGTTTTAATGGTTGGTTGATGCCTACTACTATCACTACTGCTCTTAAGCCGACTCCTTTGGCTGGTTCAAAGGGTGATATTGAAACTATCATTGATAGTGTTACAAATGTTGACACCCTCTTCGACTACAGCCCTGCTGAAGAGATGAAGATTGCTCTTGATAAACACATCAATCCTAACGCTGATGATTCTGATTCATCTGCTGGTTCTACCCGTGACTTTGGTAATGGTTCTACTACTACCGTTGCCGCTGAGGAAGATAAGACCAGTAAAAAGATTGATGCTGCCTTTGATGGTTTGCTTGGTGGTAAAGATAAGGACATTGACTTTAAGTAATGGCCAGAAAGAAAATAAAAGCAGCTGAGTCCTCTATAAAGAAGGATTCAGTTCTAAATGAAATACTTGTAGAGAGTCTTAACAAGAAACTTGGTGATGTAGCTTACATTCTTGGTAAGGGCGATAGTCCACCCGAAGTAAAGGAGTGGTTATCCACTGGATCTACAGTTTTAGACACAATCATCTCTAATGATGAAAATGCCGATGGGGGCATACCAGTTGGTCGCCTCACCGAAATATCTGGTGAGGCGGCTACAGGTAAATCCTTATTGTCGTACTTGATTCTTAAAGATTGTCAAGACAAAGGTGGTGTTCCTGTATTGATTGATACAGAGAATGCTTGTAATGAAGATTTCCTAAACTTACTTGGTTTGAAACCTTATCCAGAAGGTTCGCTTGTTTACATTCAAGTAGAGTCGGTAGAAAAGGTATTTCAAGCAATTGAAGACATTATTCGTAAGATTAGAGAAAACGAACCCGACAAACTATGTTGTATAGTGTGGGATAGTGTAGCTGGTACATCTACTGATGTTGAGTTACAAAACGAGTATGGTGAATCTACCATTGGAATGCACGCTCGTATGATTGGTCAAGGTCTTAGAAAGTCTATTCGTTTTATCGGAAAACAGAGAGTCGCTCTTGTGTTTCTAAATCAAGTGAGACAAAAGATCGGTGTATTCTTTGGTGATGATACAACAACGCCAGGCGGTAAGGCTATTCCATTCTTTTCTTCAGTTCGTATGAAGTTGTATAGTGGTGGTAAGGTCAAAGCTGGTAAGGATGTTATTGGTGTCGGTATCAAACCGAAACTAATCAAGAACAGAATGGGGCCACCCCACCGTGAAGCAGAATTGAAGATGTACTTTACAAGAGGTTTGATAGATGAAGAAAGTTGGTTAGACATACTTCTGAAGGCTGGTCACGCTGAAAAGATTAGTGCTCAGAAATCATCTATTACCAATAAAGAAACAGGCGAACTTTACGAGTTTCAAAATCGTAAGTTTGTTGAATGGTTACGTAAGAGAGAAAATACAGAAGCTCACGCTTACTGTAAGGCTCTTGTGAAAAAGTCTCTTGTCATTGAACAAGACCCCGACAAGAGAGAAGAAGAAATAACCACCGAAGAATTACAACCAGAAGAAGAAATCTAATGGTCGCAAGGCTTACAACAGAAGAATTGAAAGAACAGATTACTGAAAAGGCAACATCTTCTAACAAAGGCCTTTTGTTTATTCTGATCGCTTGTTTATCAATTTTTGTAGGCTTTGGTGCTTTGGTCGTCGGCATTTCATGGATATTTGCTTATCTATGGAATGTCGGCATTGCGCCACTTGGAGTACCTACCATCGCTTGGTGGCAGTGGACAATCATCTGGTTTTTCATACTTGCCATAAAAAATATCTTCAAAAAAGATTCCTAAGAATGATTTTAATTATTTTTGATTGATAGTCATTTTTCCAACAAATTCTAGTTTATATTTATTCTACCAAAGGTTAAAATGAATAGTGCAGTACAAGAAGTTACGAAACATAAATGGTTTCGTATTGCTCGTAATGAGTGCTTGAAAAGTATGCATCATACTAGGTTTGGTACAGTTTTAATTCTTAAAAATGGTAAGACTTTTGTAGGGTGTAATAAAGATAAAAGCCACCCTATGCTTAGAAAACATTATGACTTTTTCGCACACAGCATCCATGCTGAGTTAGATGTGCTCCTAAAGGTAAACCCCTACCGATACGAGGACAATCTGCAAGGGTCAACAATGTATGTCTACCGTGAAGATAGAAACGGATTACTCAAACCAGCACACCCATGTAAGTCTTGTTATAAAATAATGAAAGACTACGGTGTCAAGAAGTGCTACTACACTACATCTAATGGTTTTAACTTTACCCTATTATAAGGAGCAACAAGTGTCCGACAAGCCTGTATTAATGATTGATTTACTCAATCTGTATTGTCGTTGTTTTTCATCAATACCATTGACCAATGATGATGGAGAACACGTAGGTGGTTTTTACGGAAGTCTAAATGCACTTCAAAGTTATATCAACAAGTTTTCACCAAGTGAGTGTGTAATCGCTTGGGAAGGTGCTGGCTCCTCTCAGAAACGTAGAAAGAAGTTACAGGACTACAAACGTGGTCGTAAAATGGTTGGGATGAGAAGGGGGTTTGAGACATCAGATGAGACAGAGAAGGAAGCGTTTGCCAGACAGCTTGGTGCTCTAAAAGAAGCTATGGAGTTTCTACCGTTGAAACAAGTAGCAGTACAATATTTAGAGGCCGATGATGTTATCGCTTACATGTGTAAGAATACTATCAGAGATCGTAAAAAGATTATTGTTAGTACTGATAGAGATTACTTACAACTAGTAGACGAGAACACTAGTGTATTCAGACCAGTAAAAACAAAGACTAACAAACAAGGTGAGTTTATTGACTTAGAGTGGATGCATCAAAAAGAAAACATTCACCCTGCTAATTACGCTATACTCAAGGCAGTTGTTGGTGATAAGAGTGACAACATACAAGGTGTAAAAGGTATTGGTGAAAAAACAGCTCGTAATCAAATAGAAATACTACAGGAAAAAAATGACCATGATGTAGATGGTTTTATAGAGTGGGTGAAAGCTCGTAGTGAGAAGAAGTATCAAAAGTATATTGATAATGAAAAATTGATTAGGTTAAATTATAGTATCGTCCAACTACAAGAGTTGGAAATATCTATGACAGCAATCAATGCTATAGATAATTCTTACAAAAGAGATACACCCAAGTTTAATTCTTACAAGTTTCGTATTAACCTACTAAACGAAAACGTGAGTCCATCAAATTTGGATAATTGGGTAGCATCATTTTCCATCTTGAAAAACTAAGGAGATATTTAGGTGTCTAACAATACTGATACGTTTGAGTCTTTTGGAATTGGTTTTCAGAACTGTGTATTGCAAGGTCTTATCACTGACCGTGTTTTCTTTGAGAAGTCATTTGAAACATTGAAGGATGATTACTTTACTAGTGACGCTCACAAAACACTATGGACAGAGATAAGAAAGTTATTCAACAAGTATAATACTCCACCATCATACGAAACAGTAAAGGTGGAAATCTCAACAATGCCTGATGGAGCATTGAAAGAAGACACTATTGAAGTACTTCTTGACATTCAGACCAGAGTCAATCGTCAAGAGATAGAATACGCCAAAGATAAGTCAATAGAGTTTTGTAAGAACATGAGTATGAAACAGGCTATCCTAAAGTCTGTTGATCTTCTCAAGGAAGGTCGTTATGAAGAGATACAAAGCACTATTGAGAATAGTTTGAAGATAAACACCGAACAAGATTTGGGTCAAGACTTCTTTGATAGCTTTGAATCACGGAGACAAGTTCATACAAGACAAACTATACCAACTGGCTTTCCTTTGTTAGACCAAGAGAACATTTTAGATGGTGGATTAGCTGCTGGTGAGTTGGGTGTAGTGATGGCACCAACAGGTGGTGGTAAGAGTTTTATGTTGGTCAACTTTGGTTACGGTGCTTTGGCTGCCGGTAAGAATGTTGTACACTACACATTTGAACTTTCTGAATCACACGTTGGTAATCGTTATGATAGTCGTATCACCGGTATTCCAACTAAAGAACTCATCTCAAGACAAACAGAAGCCGCTAATCAGATGCAACGATTCTCTGGTGGTAAGTTGTTTATCAAAGAGTATCCACCAAAGGTTGCCACTATCAATACAATCAAGTTTCACATTGGTCGTTTGATTTCTAATGACATTGAGCCAGACCTTATTATTATTGACTATGGTGATTTGATGAAGTCACGTAGAGGTTATGAACAAAAGAGATTTGAATTAGAGAGTATCTTTGAAGACCTTAGAGCTTTGTCTATGGAAATCAAGAAGCCTATTTGGACAGCAACACAAAGTAATCGTGATGGTTTTAATGATGAAGTTATTACTATTGATAAGGTTGGTGAAGCTATCAACAAGGCTCATGTAGTTGATTTCTTTGGAACATTTTCACAACGTAAGTTTCACGTTGGTAAGAATCGTATGGGACAGGCCAATGTAAATTTCAATATTGACATGAAGCCAGATAGAAGTTTTATTGACCTTAATGATGATGTGCCAACAGGTTTCACCACAACCGACAAACTTAGTAATCTATTGAATGGTACTAACGAGAACAAGATCGGTTCACTTTACAGAACATACAAGGATGGAGTAAATGGATAGGTTTACAATAACAAGAACACACCGATGGGGTAATGCTGACATAAACATCAGAAATGTTTACTCCACATCACGATCAAAATCAAAACGAGATGATGTAATAAGAATGGCAAATGAAATGATAGAGAGAGAAAGACTTCACACCAATGAAGAAGTTGAGTATGAAGTTTTATTGGCTTACGAAAACGGTAATACAGAGTTCATACACCGTGTCGAAAAGATTGGAGAAAAAAGTAAGTAATGCCAACCTATGATTTCATATGTGAAAAGTGTGAAGAAACATTTGAGGTAAAAGTTTCTATAAAGGATTATGATAGATACAAGAAACAAAACTGCCCCAAGTGTAAAACACCAGACAATGTAAGAAGAAATTTTACACCACCTGCAATTAAGTTTGGTGCAGGTTTTTTTAAGGACGGTTATCAATCAGCTAAGAACGTACAACAATCAAATGACGGAGACTAAAATTGGACATAACTCAACAAATACTATCTGAGATTACTGTGCACATGAAGTATGCTCGGTATATTCCAGACAAACAAAGAAGGGAAACGTGGGAGGAACTAATCACTCGTAATAAGGAAATGCACGTAAGTAATTTTCCTAAACTCAAGTCTAATATAGAAAAAGCTTACGAGTTTGTATACAACAAACAGGTCTTACCGTCTATGAGGTCATTACAGTTTGCTGGTGCTGCAATCTCTCAAACACCTACAAGAATATATAATTGTGCTTACTTACCAGTTGATGACTACAGAGCGTTTAGTGAAATAATGTTTTTACTATTAGGTGGAACAGGTGTGGGTTATTCTGTTCAAAAGCATCATGTAGAAAAACTACCATCTATTACAGTACCCACAAAGAAACGTAGATACTTAGTCGGTGATAGTATTGAAGGTTGGGCTGATTGTATAAAGATGTTGATGAAGGCTTACTTTCTTGGAAAGCCTGAACCCGACTTTGATTTTAGTGGCATTAGACCAAAAGGTGCCCTACTAGTAACAAGTGGAGGCAAAGCGCCAGGCCCAGAACCACTTAGAGATTGTGTCCATAACATTCGTAGAATCTTTAATAGAAAACAAAATGGTGACCAACTTACCACACTAGAAGTCCACGACATTGTTTGTTGGATTGCTGATGCCGTATTATCTGGTGGTATTCGTAGAAGTGCTACTATTAGTTTATTCTCTCTTGATGATAAAGA